AGATACTCTTTAAATATAATATACAATGTGCAAGTTCCCCACAAGTTGTCAGACAATAATATAAATCGAACAAATGAACTATAAGAGCGTTTATAAATTAAAACATATATTGTTAACAATTTATTTACAAATATGTCATAATATGTTAACAGTAGTATAGTACTATATAACCATAGAGGAAAGGAAAACAAAGACGTCAAGGAAAGACTTGAAGGAAGGATAAAATATGATAAACCAGAAGAAAGATTTAGACATGATTACAAGAAAGATTAAAGTTGAAATTCCTACATTCCATTATGACGATTTAGAAGTTTCTGAAATCACAACAGAAACATCATGGATGAAATTACACATCAGTGTATTATTTATCAAGGATGATGTACAGATTACAAAAGAGCTGTACAAAGACTATGAATCAGGTTTGTGGTATTACATCAAAAGTGATGGTATGATTATATCTCATAAGGACACTTTTAATCATACTATTAAAAATTTGATTGATGAAATGATATATGATTGCCATTTAGAAATGGAAGAAGTAGCTAAAGAAAACGAAGAAACCGATAAAACAGAATACTGTGAATCGACAAACAATGATATTAAAGGGCATATTTATGTTGATACTGATAGCGTGAAAGTTGCGCCATTACCAGAACAGCAAACAAGTGAAGAATCTATAAAAGATACTATTATGACAGATGATTGTATAAAAACAGTATTGAATATGGAGGAATTGTTTTCACAAATGTTTGGGAATACAATCAGGAGTAAATGTAAAATGTACAATAACAGTTGTTATGGTTGTCCCGCTGATAGACAAGGAAATCGCTGTGGTGGTGAACAATGGTGTAAGCAAACATGGAAACGATATGGTGCAATTGTTAATCCCGAATGGCATCATGTTAGCCTTGCCACACTTGCCAACATTGATTTTGATATGCTTGACGAAAAGCGTAAGCTTGTATTCGATATCAACCAGATATTAAAAGATGGTATTCGCAATTTATACAAATGTGAGAATCATATTTCGTTTGAAGTCTTAGAAAGATATGTAATTAGAAAATGTGATGAATTGATTCGACACAATCGTTTAAAAGCGTTCTGGTTTTCATATATTGCGCGGCAGCTTGATGATGTTAGAAGAAACACTATCTATTTATATACTCCATATATTACAGCGCATAGAAATAGATGGTAATTACACAGCTGTTCTAACGGCTACACGGGAAGAAAGAAGGAAAACTATGAATTTATACGGAATTAAAAACAGAAACACAATAGGTAAAGTTATTAAGGTAGCAGACAGCAAGACAACACTTAATGAGATGATTAGTCTTAATCTCAAATATGTAACATGTGCAGATGTAAGAGGATATATGAACGTTAATCTGTCAACCATTCACTCATATAACGGCAGATATGGAAAAGGTTTTGTGAGAACAACACCTTGCTATTATAGAGGTAAGCAATCTAAAAGTTATATGACAATTGAATACTGGGTAAAGGAGAATTGAAAATGCGAAAATTGATTGAATTGAGAAAATTAGCGATTGAATTATATAATGGCGACTGGCGTCAATCAGACAGAGAGGAATTGAAAGTAATCTTTAGATTAAGCGAAGATGAGCTTGATATTATTTGCAAAGATTTGGGTGATTATGAAGAAAGAGAGGATCAATAAAATGGATAATTTAACACAGTTAAAGAAAAATAGACTTTTGAAAGAAAGCAGTGATAAAATTTTAGAAACACCGCTTTTACATAATGACATTATGAAAATGTATGCTTATATCTACGACTGCACAGCAACAAGTGATACACTAGCAGAGATTAAAGATATGGAAATAGTAAAAGCTTCACTTGATTTTCTTGTACGGGGGGTATTAAAATGAACTATTCAATTGGTGTATGGGGCTTCGATACCGATAACGATTATTACCACGACTGTGATATTATTAAAGCTAAAAATATATCGGAAGCGTTTAGTTACGCTTGCAATGTGCTCTGGAGGGGTTGGACTTTTACAAGATTAGATATCGAAGAATTAAAAGAGTATACCTATATTGTAAAATATCATGATAATTATACTAATGAAAATGATATTTTCACTTGTAAAGCTGACACAGCTTTTGAATCAAAAATAAAGTTTAGACTTTCTAAAGATTTTGAAGATACTAAACGTTATACAATAATCAGTGTAAAAGGAGTAAAGAAATGAGAACGATGAAGAACACTTACTGTGTGGAAGTCGCTTTTCTGAATACAGAAAGCGACGATATCAACGTAGAATATGTAGAATGTATTGGATATAATGCACGACAAGCAAGTGATTCTGCTATTGACTATGTATCAAAACTACCATTTGTAAATCACGTTACAGTAATATCAGTAGAAAGAAAATAACAAAAGAGAGGGCTTGTACCCTCTCTTTCTTAATTTAGCGGAATATTAAATTCTACACCATACAACTGTATCTCATCAACGCTTGTATAACTAGCATACCCACTACCGCTTATATCAACCAAACGGAGATAAATTGCACCACTATCTAACTGTGTAGCATCATAAGGGTTGATAGTAAGAACCGCCATGCATTGATGATAACCAGATTTATCATGAATAATCGCATTGCAATTGCAAATACTTTGCTCATTTACAAACGAAAGATTATGACTCATAACTTTGACGGCGGCATTTGTGAAATTCTTTGCTGGCTTGAAAGCCAGATCAAGGAAACTCGACACATGCCTAAAGCTGCAATGTGCGTTGGTATTAGTCAACACAACATTCATCTTATAATCATTCAGTGTGCAATCAGTACCATCAAGCGCAAATTCGCCACTTCGATTCCACGCTGCATAGCCATCGATTGCCTTATAAATCATATCTGCAATTGAAGCCTGTCCGCTTGCGTTAGGATGAATGTTATCTGATGCCATGACACCTACCCAACGTAAAGCACTATCTGCACCACTCAAAAACTTATATTTTCCCCAGTAAGTTTCATATAAAGTTTTAATCTCATTATATGCTTTTTGTTTTGCAACGCTAGTAAATCCAATGATAGGTGTAGCAATCCATCCAATGTAAAGTGTTGCGTTTGGTAACTGTGACATTAAATTAAGTACATCCTTGATACCTGTGTTAACAGTTGAAGAAGCAATAAATTGATCATTCCAACCGCCTGCAACAACAACATACTTAACCTGTTTCTTTTGCTTATCAGTCAGGGTAGCAATAGCTTGTGTCAGCAACTCAGAAAAGTGCGTATTCGCTCCAAAACCGCTGCCACCCAAACTTTTATTAACGTAAAACTTAGCATCTGAAAAATACTTCTCATGCAAAATATCACACCACGGCTTAATCATGCCGTCAGGTGTGTACCCTTCCCCGTATGAGTCGCCAATTGTGATCAACCCATAGTCGGTTAACCATGTGTCAATAATATCAGACAATTCTCCGCTTGACTTTAAGTTGTCCATATAATCGTCAATAGCCTTGATATAGTCCAAATTATCAATATAATTTTGCACATCTGTTTGCCATTTATTCCATTGTTTATAGTAATCATCCCACTTTGTATTTAAATCTTTAGTCGTTTCAAGAATCCAATCAAGATTTAAATTATGAAAGTCCGTATACGGAAAATTAGAAAATGCCATTGTCTACCCCCTACTTGAATTGATCTGAAGGAATCACGTTGTACTCTTTACCGTCATCGCCTGTAACAAGAATAGGTTCAAAAGGCTTGTCAAAATAATGGATATCTGGTATTTGCCCAAATTTCTCTATTATAGCTCGAAAAGAAGCGGCTTTAGTAGTATCAAGAATCGCATATGAAAGTCGACATGGTGATTTTGAGTTAACGGGTGGAAAAGTTCTTTTTCCTAGAAGGGGCGAGCTTAGATTATTTATGGGGTAACAATTATTCGCTGATAAAAGGCTAATCTGTTCAAAACTATAACCGTCAGGTAGTGTTATATAACCAAACTGAAGCGGCTCATTAGCATCAAATGTAACTTCAATAGCATTTCCTTTAACCGTTAGCTTCATAGTCTACCTCCTTTTTCCCAACCAAATCCATCAATCACACCAATAGAAATTGTCTCAAGCTCTTTTCCGCAATGCATGAAAAAACCATGCCCTATGTCAAGACCTATATGTCTACCAGTACCGCCAAAAGTTGTATAAAGTAAATCACCATCTTTAGTCTTGTCAGGAGTCGTTACATTAGTGCAACTGTTTATATAGGCAGTCGAATACATAAATTTTCCAGTTACAAGATTGATAAAACCGCTGCAATCAATCAGTATCTTTCCCATACAGAACGCTTTAATCTGTGCTTTTTGCTGTGCGTTGTACTTCTTAAAATAATTTGGCTCTGCCGCCCACAAAGACTCAAAAACCTCAGGAGTACATTTTTGCCCCTTCGCCCCGTAAAGGTAAGCGTACTTATCACGGTTTTTGTAAAGCTCTCTAGCCTTAGCAATATAAGCAACGTTCTTATCTGGAATATCATAAATCATAGTTTAATTCTCCTTATCTTTTATTATTGTCAACAGTTCTGTAATAACTTTTGTGTTATTATTCAGTGCGTCAACCCACTTTGAACTCTCTTGGTCATGCTTTTCGTACCAAGTTTTTCGCTCCTCTCGCTGTCTCACATCAAGAGCGTTTACATACCACATTACAGCTCCAAGGCATACGCACGGTACACCAACCATCTGTGCAATTTGCGCAATTGCGTTCATAATTTCCATTCTACCACACTCCTATCAATAATCTATTTGCATACAGCTCACAAACTTTATCAAGGAAATTGTAAGCTGTAGTCAGATCAATTTCCGCTCGCATCATTTGTTGCGAAGTAGTAACACCAATGTTTCCGTGTATTCTTCCCTCATGTGTTCCTTTTGTTGTTGATTCATCCAAACCATTTGTAACACTTCCATGTGAGGAATCAGCACCAAACGTCTGGGAATCACTTCCGCTGTCAGTGGTGTTATCAGTGTTGGCAACTTCTGGATCGCTTGAATTAAATGCCGCAACTTTGTGTGTACTATCAGTAACTTTTCCAAAATTTGTTGTAATGTCACCCTTGTTAAACGTTTCTTCTGTATCTACTTTTCCTTTCTGAAAAGTGCCGCCCCCTCTATCTTCCCAACTTTCCATTCTATCATAATTTTCTATTGGATTGTACTCAAGCTGTGTTACTTCCCATAAGTGGTCAATAGTCCATTGCAAAGAACGTGCTACACTTGTAACATGTCTCCTTAAATACGAGGGATCCTGATAAATAGGTGTTAAATCTCCATATGATAGCAAAAAGTGTTCAATAAGTTGATCTTTTGAAACACCTTTAACATATATATCTGTAAAAATAGAACTATCATATTCATACAGAGTCGCTATTGGAATAATCGTTCTCACGCTGTTCACCCCCTCTATTGTTAGGATACCGCAAACGTGCGCGAATGTCAAGGTTATAATGACTGTTTACTTTTTCCAAACATTCATTGATAGTTTCCACCCACAACTCACACTTTGACATAATCGCATTTTTACTTTCCTCAACTTCATCTGTTATCATGCGCTCTTTCTTTTCAGGTGCACTATAAATACCAATCTCCATATCAAACGCGTGTTTGAGATTTTCAACGCTTTCCAACGCCGCCTTAACTACATTATAACATTTTTCGATATCATTGTTAAAGAACTCATACAGCGGTTTACCAGTTTCCTTATCATAAAGACCTTGATTAATTACAACTGCTAGCTGCCCGGACATGATATTATCAAAAGCAACTTTAAAAGTCTCCGCTGTGCTTTTGTTTTTGGCTGTAAAAATAAAGCCAAATTTTGCAAGCGCGCTAGCAACGTCATGGTTAGATAATGTCATAGCCACTCTTTGCGCATATGAATTTATCAAATCTCCAATTCCACACCAGTCTGGTGTTAATCTAACAATCTCACAATCTTCTCCAATTACAAGATCACCATTAAAACTTGCGTCAAAAGCGGGGTTTGCAACTACATAGTTAGTTGGTTGATACTGCACATCAAAACCATAAGGCGAGCCGTGCTGAGGAATAATCCCGAACTTTGCAGTATTCATAACGCAAAAGTTACCTTTTAAAAACAAAAGAGGATAGATATAGTTTTTCGCCCAGTTTTTAGGCATACCGTCAAAAAGTATAAGACTTTCTGCACGTTGCAAAAAGTAGCGAAAGTATGTTGCATAGTCCCATGTATTGTTAATATGGATCATGTTTGGATTTTGCCTTGATTCATATTCGTTAATAATAGGACTTGATACACCTTCCCCATCATAATATCCACTATATACAAAAGGTTTCATTCTATAAACATACCCCCATTCAAAAAGTTAATGATAATTGCAGTTCCGTTTGCAGTTGCATTGCATTTAATATTCGCGTTTCTACACTTAATAAAACCAGATAATTCGCTTAATGTTTTAACTTTACAACACGGATATCCTTGATATAGTAAATTTGTTTCAACTTGTGTGTAAAATTCTCCTATCAAATACACCAAATTGTTTACATAAATCGAACCACTACCACCACTAGTTGATACACGCGGTACAGCCGTCTCTAGTCCAGACATTATACCACTAGCAATGCTAGCCGTTGCATTTAAAAAATTGCTTGCCGCCCCAACTGGGTTCACTTCCATTGCAGATTCTACACTTTTCCCCACGCTATCTGCAAAAGACATTGCACTAGCTAGCTGTACTTGTGATGTACCTATAATATTTGTTTGTCTCGCAGAGAAACCAACTGGAACACCACAGTTGCCGTTTAAAGATGCTACAAGTGTTGACCCACTTAAAATTGAAATATCACAGCCGCCATTGATATCAATAGTATAATTTATCAGTATTGAATCTGTTAACAAATTGGGATTAAGAGGAATTGTTCCGTAGAACGGCACTTGTAAAGTATAGTGTGCAAAGGGGGCATACTTTAGATAAGGAAATTCGCTATCACCAGATTTATCTGGTTTTGGTATTGTAACACTTACCGACTTGCTAAAAGTATCTTTTGTAGATACTTGCCACCCGGGTATTCCCGTGTCGACATATCCTAACGTTACATTAACTGGTGTACCACCGGGGGATTTGAACGGTAGCCACATAGCAGAAAGTAAGTAGTCTTGCGGTCTTGCTATCTCTTTAGCTACTCCATCAGGATTTTGCAAAAAATCGTTTAAACCAGTAGTATACTCAGCTGTATATAGGTATGAGCATAAACGATTAAAATTAGCAACTGTTAAAATTGTAAAACCGTTTCCAGACTTTCCTGCTGTGCATATTATAATGCAACCGCTTGAATCAACTTCCAATATTGCACTAACTTTTTTAACAATAGGATTGCAAAGAGTTGGTAGCATAGTATCAATAATGAATGGATTTCTAACAGAAAGCCCGCCTCTTTCAACATATGCTGTGTTTGAAAGTATTTCATCTTTGTAACTTGCAAGATAATCACATGCGCAATCAATTTCATACGTGCTTTCTACATATGTAACATTATTTATAAAATAATACCTTCCAAACGTTTCACAGTACGCAACATTCCAATCAAAAGGTGCAACACCTTGCAAAATAAAAGTTGGATTTTCTACACTTGTTCCACTTTTAAGCACACACGTGACAGTTTCTGCCAGAGTTGGAATTTTTGTGCTATTTATTCTTTTGTCTGATTTTCCAAATTTAACTTCAAATGCCATGTGTACTCCTTTCAAGAAAAGGGGCTTGAAGCCCCTTATGTTTAATCAAGCAAAATCAAAATTGCGTTTTCTGTGAAATCAACCGGAGTCTTGAAAGTGTAATGATTCCAGCCGTTTCTGTATCCGTAACGTGCATTGAACGGCTCGGTCGCGCTCCATTGATCAATAGGCACGATTCCCATTGTATCAATATCCATCATGATTCCTAGAACGTTGTCAACCGTTTGATTTGCAAGTGTAAACTTTGTTACTCCATCTGGCTGTACGCCCTCAGCACTTCCCTTGATTTGCATTGGATTAGAGGGATCCGTCCAGAAAGTAACTTTTTCATAATCGCCCAGCTCTGCTTTCTCTGGGTGGAAAAACTCACTGCCATTGGCTTCAAAATAATTTCCAAATTTTGAAATCAGATAAAAACGCAAATCTGAAGCATCTGTGTGACGGTTTACAACTTTACCAGTGAAATCGCCATGAAAACGAGTACCACGAATAGCAAGATTTTCTTTAAGTGTTTTCATCTCCGCGGAAAGCCAAATCATAAACGGACGGAAGTCAGCCGGATTCATAATTGTTTTAGCTGTCATGGCGAGACCTGTCTCAGCGTTATACTTTGTTAACGCATGGAAAACTTGTTCTTTTTTGCACATGTTGCCTGTTGTGGGTTTTGCCTTACCTGCATCAGCAAGGATAATTGCAAGGTTTGCAAGCTGTGCACGAGAGCGATTCTCTAAGTCAATCTCATAAATGTTAGAAAATTCAGTCATTAACATTGAGAAATATGCTGCAACACCTTCCTCAGAGTTAAACGCTGCATTGATCTGATTCTTATAAATTGTGTATTTTCTTGCAAAAGTTTGACCACCGCTTGCAATTGTAAGAAGCACATCATACTTAATTGGTTTCGTACCCGCTTTCCAATCTTGACTTGCTTCTGGTTTAGTAAGTTCAACGTTGATATTCCATTCGTCATTATCAACGTTTGAATCGTTTACAATTGGTGTAAACTTTCTAATGTAGTTACCAAAGCGTTGTTCATCCCAAACCATACCAGAAAGTTTTCTTGAATATGGCCTAATCGAATAAATAGTTTTCGCGAGAACACTAGGAATAATTTGATACAGACTTTCATCTTCCCTGTCAAATCCCATTTTAAAAGTGTTTTGCATTTGCCCAAAAGTCAAATTTTGAGCCGCTGATCTTCCTGTATACTGGTTATACATTTCATTTAACAACGGTGCAATTTGCGTATATGTTAGAGTTGCCATTATTTACATGCCTCCTTTAAAAGAATCTACTAATATCCGTGTCAGAATGTGATCCACCAAAGTTTTGTTTGCCGTTTGCAAGCTGCTGTGCTTTTACAAGAGCTGATGCAAACTTGTCATAATCAAAACTTTCTGACTTCTGATCTGTCTTCTGATCTGACTTCTGATCTGTCTTCTGATCTGACTTCTGATCTGTAACATCAAGCTTGTCAATTTCTTCCTTAGTGTAGCCTGCATTTACAAGCTTTAAAATTTCATCAATTTTCATAATTTAACCTTCTTTCTTTATTTGTTGACAGCTGTAAACAGAATCGAACTGTTACCTTGTGATTCAAAGTCACACGCGCTACCATCTACGCTATACAGCAATAAAAGGCAGTTTGTTCGTTGTCCCCAACATGCACACACTGGCTAGTGTTTAGATAGTGCAACTGCCTTTATTTATTATATACCATTTATATTATTGTTTGTCAATTACAACTTTACAAAATATCATACCATGATACGCAATCAAAAGATGCTAAAAAATCACACTGTGTTTCATAGTCTGAAAATGTTATGTCACCACTTATAAACATTGGTTTTAGATACTTTTTACTACTTGTTTGCCACCTCTCTAGCGAAGATGGCGAAGCATCAAAAACATCATCACAATGTGCACGCATAGGTTTGGTCACGTAAAATTTAAAATCTGACTTATGTAGCCAAATTGAAAACAGAGGTGTTTTCATGTCATGCGTATACTCTTTTAAGTTTTGGTGACGTATTCTGTCATCTTCCAAATCCATAAATTCGTTATCCAACTCCATTTTAGCTCTACCTTTAGGTAGATTTCTATAAAAAGCGTTTTGTCTCTTTTTCTCTGATACAGGAGAGTTAAACGGAAGTATAAGTGTTGTCTCACACCTGTCTACTTGCGTAATCTCTGTTCTTTCTTTCACCGCTTTGTAACAGTCGGGAATAAGTCGATATCCGATTAAAATGTTAGACATAATGGCATTGGAATTCCCAAAAAACCACGTTCTAATTTTTTCCGTTTCTGACTCTGGGCGGTTTCTGAAAAGCACTTCCATGATATTTTTGTATGCTTGAAATTCATTTTTTATAGGTCTGTCACCTTTTTGCGGTATGAACTCATCAAAAATTACATCATAAAACCTTGTAAAGTCTATACCAGTTTTGTTTTGAAAAGTAGACAATGAAACACCAACTATAAAAGGTTTATCGTTTTGCAAGTCCTCATCTGTCAAATATGCCTTGCCATATCCTTTTTTATCATTGTATTTCAATCTGATATCTTTCCCAAACCAATCTGGTTTTACAAAGTCGCCAATTGTAGAAAAACTATTTTCAAGTGCAACGTTTGTTCTACGAACGTATAAAATAGGATAGTTTCCATCATTCCAGATATCACATATTAGGTGCGATTTTCCTATACCTCTGCCGCCTATTATATCAATGTAACGTTGTCCAACATCGCAAATATATTTATAATCCAAATAACCGTTTTCTTTATATAAACTCATATTATCACCCCTATAATTTAAAAGGGGGAGCTTGTGAGACTCCCCCTTGAACAACTTGTATTTCTTCCCTCTACCACCCAACCATTATTTATACAAGTTCAAAATTCATGTAGGTACGACCTGCTTTACTCTGCGAACGTGTCAACTTGAACTGTAAATTGTAGCTTTCCATAAAATCATAGGCAGCTTCAGCTGTCTTAATCACAGTTGGACTTGACGTTGCAATTGTTACGACTTCGCCTGTCTCAATGTTGGTATGATAAAAAAGTGCCACTTCCTTATTGTCATCGGTACGATAACGCACGTAATCAGTTACGTTTACAATTGTGTCATCTGGCAGATTCTTCATTAACAAATGATTATCATTTGCCATCTTAAACAGTTCTTTCTTGTCAAACTCTCTTGATTGTCTTTCAATTCTCATTTCATTATCCTCTTTTCTTTTATTAGGGTATCTTTCCCCTTACAAGTATATAATAACTTATTTACAAAAGTTTTGCAAATAAAACGTTATTTATTCGGCTATTTCATCAATAATAGTATAATTTTTAATTTGGTCATCTGATAAGCCTATTTCATAATCTCGCGCTATCATACAACTATAACCTGTATACTCAGTTATTGCTTCTTTACCTTGATAATCAACAACTTTTGTTTTTGTGATTGTATCACTATCATTATACCAGATTTGGAAACCACCACTATTCTTTATTTTGAAACCCTCTCTAAAGTTATCAAGGTTTTTAATCACTTCTACCCCCCTTGCTTTTTTAACTCCTGATATGGTACAGCCAAAATAAGTTGTATCTTTTGTTTCTTTGTATGCATTGAAACAATACTTTTTTGCACCTAATGTTTTAAAATCTTTGTATTCAGGTTCATACTTATTTTCTGACTTCACATCGCTTTCACAATCAAAATATCCGATATAATATTTTTTACCGTCAATGTCAACAAAAGTATTAGTTTTTTCGCATAGCTCATATATCCAATTATTTAATTCTGTCAGTTTGTCAAAATTAAAGTTAGTTGCTTTACAACTATCTGTATCACAATAAATATATGAGCTTTCTGCACATGCTAAAATTCTACGTAAATGTTTTCTTGCGTGTGCAGTTGTGTATACCCCCCAAACATAAGGCAATACGCTTTTCTCACTTTGCTCTGCAATAGATTTTTCATCAGGTATCGAAAAGCCGCTTGCATCAACTTTCTCTCTATATGCAATGTCATTTTCATACATTGCATAAGAAAATTCTTGCCATTCGTTTTCTAAATACAACATAATAGGATGTATAGGGTCGGTTGCGGCCATTCCATAAATACCGTTTAGTTTATTTTTAGCTTTCATTAAGTCATACTCTGCTTCTTCCCTTTCTTTACTATTTGGCACGGTGTGCTTTACCGCAATTTTAAGTTTTGTTTTTGCCGTGAAGTACTCCATTATTACACTTCGTACATCATCTGGAATATATCCATAGCGTGCTGTATATAGTGTATCTTCTATGATTTCAATACTGTCAAAATCATAACATTCTTCAATTATAGAAAAGTCAATATCTGTAACAGTTGTTTCTAGCTCTGTTGCTTTCCACACTCTGCCATTGTCGGGGTCAACCCCTTGCAAGTTACGGCATTTACTTATTGATAAGTACGGATTGTATTGATCTTCTTTAAGCCTTACATTTGTAAGCTTTATTTGAGCTATCCATGCAAGATTTTTACTTTTTATATACTTTAAACATTTCGATGTTACGGGCATTTTTTCAAATGCCGTCACTGGAAATTGCATCAAAAGAAGCATAGCCGGATACATGCTCGAAGCATCGAAACTATAAACGTCATGATAGATTTTAGCACATTTTATCATGTTAGCATGAGTATCGCCCCCACGAAAAGCCTCTTTTAAAAGTTTGTATGTTTTGTCTGTTAAAGCTAACTTTTTCTTTAGCAGTCGCGTGGTAGTGCCTTTTCTTATAGCTCTTTTCATATCACGTCGCACATAAGAGGTACTTGTCAGCGGCACAGTTGCAATAGTATCTTTATCTTTTGTAAGCATGTAAGTTATTGCTTCCCATAACCCTAGAGTATCATTGATGATATATCCCCACTCAGTAGGATTGATATAGCTCTCATTATGCCTTATAAGCGAATAGTCCAGATCACCTTTTGCTTTTATGTGCTGACATCCCGCCATTTTTTTCGTGAAGTTATCAAGTGACATATTTGTGAGCTTATAACTGCACCTCAGTTCAATACCGCGTTTCTTTAATCGCCACACAAGCGGCTTGCGTTTACCAGTTGCAAACACTTCGCTATAGTCGTTTAAATAACCAATCATAAAAGAAAATTCAAAAGGCAGATTGTGAACGTAAATAACAAAATAACGTGACTCGCTTGTTTTGTAGTAGGCTTGAATTTTATCAAGTAACGTTATAAAATCAGACCAATATCTACCTTCCACTTCTTCTCCGTCAATACAAGCAGACCACACATACATAAATGCGTCAATTGGTTTTGTCACTTCTTCGCCTTGATCATCTTTCTCAATTCGAGTCCGTGAAGTTGTTTCAATGTCAAAAGTACCAAATTGATCAATATAATACGGACTGTCTTTCTTTTTGCCTAAAGGCTTGTGCAGAGAAAAGCCATGTGACGGCACATAGTCCGTCACTGACTTCACTTCTATATCATCATATTGATTTGATCTATTTACACATTGAACTATCATAATTATAACTCCTGTTTTATAGCTTTTGGTTTTGGCTTCGCTCTATTGCTCTTGTATAGTTTGTTTGCCGCTTTAAATTCTCGTGCTTTATCTTTCCATGATAGCGAACTATTTTGTACAATTGCAACTCTAAACTCTGCCTGATCTTTTAAGTTCGGATATAATTCCTCCGCTGTTTTAAAAAGTTCTTGCAAGCCCTCTCTGTTATTTGTATTTATTGACTCTGTTAACAGTGTAACAATTTGATCACTTGAAAGCTTTGCATATTTTTTATCTGCTAAATAATGCAAGGTATTGAAAAGCTTATCACGAACGCTTTTGCTAAGGTTAGATATATCAACCCCGTAACGTTCCTTGAATGTTGCAACACGCTTGTTTTCTACTTCGATGCTGCCTCTTGCCGTTGAAGCTTTTGCCTCGAGATAATGTAACAACTTGTTTTCGAGTGCTCTTAATTCACGAATTGAAAAATCTTTATAAACTGCCTTGCCCGTTGATACGTAAGAAGCGTTATAAGAAACGTGCTTGTTAAAGTAGTCAACCGCGTCTTGATATCTAAAAAGTGCTGTTCTATCCTCTGTGATTCTGCCTTTTGATATCGCTGTTGTTAGCGTTTTGGCACGCTTGTTTGCAACGTTGGCAAGTTTGCCAACACGGGCGATATACTCGGTCTTACTTGAAGTGGACTCGATAGAATCATAATGCCAACGTGTGAAATATTTTGCTTGAATTTCTGTCTGTTTCATAACTCGATACCTCTCTTTTCTAATCTTTTCTTGATTAAGTCATATTTATAATTATTTGGTACTATCTTTCTAAACATACTTGTGATCTGATTATCACTATAACCGTGCTGTTTAAATACCATTAACAAAAAGTCTACCGCTTCCAACCCTTCAAAAGTTCTACATCCGGATTGTGCTCTCGGTGAATCATTCCATGTCGTTGTTTTGATATCTTCAACCGCTTGTATAATGATTGAATTTACAAGATTTTCTATTGGTGTCAATTTTGAGTTATGCACTCCATCGCTAGGGCGTTTCATTTAACTAACCTCTCTTTTTGTTTTTCTTTTATTGTAGCATGTGTTTGTGAATAAATAAAGTATAAATTATGAACAGAGTGTTAATAAATTATTGTTATAGTTGTGATAGAACAGTGAGATGAACAAATGTGCTACCAGCGGAGGCGACAGCCGA